CTGAGCGGCCTGCGCCTGGTGACGCTTGATGGCCGGTATCTCGTCACCCTCGCTTCCTAGCCTGAGCTTATGGCCGACGTCACGATCACAGGGCTGCCCAACGCCTCGGCGCTGACCGGCACCGAGCGGGTGCCGATGGATCAGAGCGGCACGACGGTGGACGCTGCGGCCAGCGCCATCGCCGCCCTGGCGACCAAGGCAACGGTGGGCCTCGGCAACGCCGACAACACCAGCGACGCGAACAAGCCGATCAGCACGGCCACGCAGACAGCCCTGGACGGCAAGGCTGCTACCGGCCCGATCGGATCGAGCGGCGTGACCATGACGGCCGGCGTGCTGGGCCGCGAGAGCGGCACCGGGGCGCCGCAGGTCTATCCCCTGGGCTCTGGCCTGTCGATCGTTGCGGGTGCGCTCACCGTCACCGCCACCGGCTCCGGCACCGTGACCAGCGTGGGCCTCAGCGTCCCCACGGGCTTCGCTGTCGCCGGCTCGCCGATCACGGCCACCGGCACCTTGGCGCTCAGCTTCGCCACCGGCTACAGCCTGCCGCTCACGGCCACCCAGGCCGGCTGGGAAGCGGCGGCGGTGCTGGCTGGCACGGCGGTGCAGCCTGCGGCGCTGTCTTCCGCGTTGGCGAGCAAGGCCGAAACTGGGCTGATTGGCGCTAGCGGACTGACGATGAGCACCAATCGCATTCTGCTTCGCACAACGGCAGGAACCGGAGCTATTGAGGAAGGAACGTTAGGAGGAGCGCTGTCGTTTTTTGGTACCACCCTTGCATTTTCAGATGTAATCAAGCTGGTGGTGAGCAACAAGGGCGAAACCGCAACTGCTGCCACCAACTACGTCGAGGCAACCGTGCAGCGTGCCTGCACGGTTACAGGCGCATTCTGGGAATTGGCCCCCAGTGCCACTGGCAGCAGCAGCAGCCAGGCAATGCTCTACGCCCGCCGTAGCGGCACCAAGACAAGCCTGCTAAGCGCTAACGCTTCGCTGGCATCTTCAGCCATCCTGACCGACGCCACCAGCCTACTCACCGGCACCCTGACCCTTGCGGCTGGGGACACGCTCGGGGTGGATCTGGTGTCGGTTGGCACCGGATCATCTGGCCACATTTTCACCATCACCGTTCGCTACTCCTGATCCCATGACTGCTACCACCGTCAACCCAGCAACCGGCGTTGAGTATTTCACCGAAGGCCCCCAAGAGGGCCAGAGCGTAGCGCTTTACGTTGCCGTCACCAATGGCCAGGTCCGCAACCCAAACGGCGTTCGCTGGCCGTTCTTGTTCGGCGGCGAGCATGACCAAGCGGCCGACTATTACGAGCGGGTACCGTTCACTTCGGTTCCCTACGATCCCGAGCTTTTCGTAGTTGACAGCGAGAACAGCGGCTGGGGATTGCACCCTGCCCGCAACGCCCAGGGCGAGTTTATGGCTGTGCCTGATGGCCACCCTAAGGGCGAATACAAGTACACCGAAACCATTAAGCGCCGCAGCTCAGCCGAACTAAAGACGCTAGCCAAGGGCTATGCCGATCGCCATAACGCTCAACTGTGGCCGCAGGAAAATGGCTACACCGAAAAGCTGCAGTACGCCAAAGAGCAGGTAGCCGCTAACAACAACCTGGCGCAATTTACCAGCTTGATCGCTAGGCATGAGGCGCTACTGCAAGCATCGTTCCACAATGATGCCCGCCTAGCGCAGCTTTACAGCGAGATCGAAGCAGCCGGGGAAACCGGCGCTGTTGATTTTGTGATTGGCCAGATGGCAACTGCAGAGTTCCCCGAAGGCTGGGTTAATGGCATCGCAGAATGATGGATTACGTCGCCCTCCTCTTTGGATTAGCCCTGCAGCCGGGAAGCCGAATCGTGAGGTGCCGCAAGTGATCACTGTTCCCAGGCGGCAGACAACCGCCTACGACACCGATGCGCAAGCCCGCATCGCAGCATTCGAGGCGGCCGATGGGCAAAGCCTGGAGACGGCGACGAAGGACGCCATCAACCAGCTAGTGCTGGCCATAAAAGCCGCCAGCGCTTGGGACATCGCCGCTCAGTTGCTGCTGCCGTGCGGTCCGCGCAGTCTGGCGGGAGCATTGGTGCCATTGAAGGGGCCAGCCCCAACAAACGGCACCGGCTCCGCTGGACCTTCTCAATTTACGTCTGGCAATTACAACCGCAAAAACGGGCTGGGAGATGCAAGTAATACAGCAAAATTCCTGCAAAGCAACCTGCTGTCTAGCAGTGTTGGAATTTATAGCCATGCTTTATCTGCTTATGGGAACATTAAAAACACTGGCACTGGCTGTTTAATTGGGCAGTACTCAGCCTCTGGACTAAACGTCATAGATTTGTTTGATTACGTGGATGTTCCAAGTTATGCGGTCGGCAGAATGTTCCGAAGTGGATCATCCTCCCACATTCCTATCTACAATCTAATAGTTGTCAACTCTTCAGCCGCCACCGCCTCAGTAATTGGGAGCAGAACATCTGAGTCTAATGCCAGTATTTATACAGATTCAGCATCATCCACAAATACTCAAACTATACCAGTTTATACGCCAACTAGGCAGTTTTACATTTTTGCGGTGAATGACAACGGAACCCCAAACTTATTCAGTCAGTCTGTTTTGCAATTCACCGGCATCTTTTCCCAAGGCCTTTCTGCTGGCCAAGTCGCCGCGCTGCGCTCGGCCGTCGCCACCTACGTGGCCGCCATCGCCGCCGCCATTGAGTAAGCCATGCCATCCCTCCTCCGCTTCCGCCCCGATGCCCCTCAGCGGCCCTACCCCGTCGCTCAGTTCCGCGCCGACGAGCAAAACAGCCGCCCCTGCCTAGCCTGAGCACAATCACCGCCGGCAGCATGGGACTAGGAATCGTTGAAGTCACCGCTCTGGCGGGGCTAGGGATTGCAGTCACCACCCTGGCCAGCTCTGCCGTTAAGGCGCTCTGGAGCATCTCCAAGGGCCTTGGGAGTTTCGAGGGCAGGATCCTTGAGATGCTGGCTCAGCACAAGAACACCCTTGACGACCACGAAGACAGGCTGAGGAAGGGGCAGCTATGAACTGGCTAACCGCTGCCCTGCTAGGCGGCTACATCGGCGTCTGTGAGTTCCGGGCGCCGTCGCCGCACCAGGCGTGCGAAAGCCGTTGGAACTGGGCACTGGGCGTGCTGGTGCCCAGCCCTGCCCAGGGCGCCATCACCGCCGCTGGGCGGATGCTGGGGCGCACCCGGCGCCGCTACTCCGATGCCATCCCCGATGAGGAGCCGCGGCCATGACACTGAGCATGTCCGAGCAGATCCTGGCGGCCATCGAGGCGGCACTGACCCCAACCGCTGGCATCAACGGCCGGGTGTTCCGTGATCGCTGGGAAGCAGTCGCCAGGAATGAGATGCCCTGCATCGTGCTGCAGCCGAGCAACGAGAGCGACGAGGTGATCTCCAACTGCAAGATCAACACCGATCTTGGCTTTACCGTCGAAGTGCTGATCAGCGGTGCGCCGTTATCCACCCTGGCCGATCCAGTCCGGGTGGATGCGCACAGCCGCCTGATGGCTGAAACGTTCGCCGGTCTCAGCGTGATCCACTGCTACCCACAAGGCCGCGTGTGGGACGCGGAGAGCGGCGAGATCGGTGTGCTGCGCTGTTCCTACACTCTCAGGTATAGGACACAGCTGTCCGACCTCACCTCCTGAGATCTGTGGCAACTCCCCCTCTACCAACCCAGTCCGGCTCCTACGTCCTGAAGAAAGGCGAACTGGTCCTGCTCGACAGAACAGAGCCCGCGTCCACCGTTTCAACTCAACCCACCGAGGCCACCAATGGCATTAACGAAACGCCAACTGCTGATGGTGGCGATCGAATCGACCTACGGGACATCGAGCGCGCCGGCCGGCCCTGAGGCCATCCTGGTCCTGGATCCAAACCTGACGCCGCTTGACGGCGAGATCCTGGAGCGCGGCGTGATTGATCCTGGGTTTGGGCGGATCCGCTCCAGGGTGATTGCGCAGCGGAAAATGGGCCTTGAGTTCGGCGTGGAGTTGGCTGGCTCCGGCACTGCCGGCACGGCGCCCAAGTATTCCCCGCTGCTGCGGGCGGTTGGGTTTGCCGAGACGACCGTTTCCTCGACGACCACTTACTCGCTGGTGACTCCGGTAACCGATTCGGTCAGCCTGAACCACAACTGGGATGGCAACCGGCACCTCGGCACCGGGGGCAGGGGCAACGCTGAACTGGTGTTTGAGGTTGGCGCTTATCCGCGAATCAATTTCAGTTTCCAAGGCATCTACAACGCGCCTGCAGACGTTGCCTTCCCGACCCCGACCTACACCAACCAGGCGGCGCCGGTCGATTTCGGTGCCGTCAATACTCCCACCGTGACCGTAGCGGGGTTGTCGGCTTGCGTGAGCAGCTGCAGCATCAACCTGGGCAACGAGATCAACTTTTTCAACCACGCTGGCTGCACGGAGTCGGTGAGGATCACCGATCGGATGGTGGAAGGATCTCTGACCATTGAGCGGCCCGATGCACTGTCAACGAAGGACTTCTATGCGCTCGCCATTGCCGGCACCACTGGCGCGATCAGCTTCACCCATGGCACAGTGGCTGGTAACAGGGTGCAGGTGAACATCCCATACGCTAACTTCGGGCCGCCGACCCCTGCGGACGCCAATGGCGTGGCGATGCTAACCCTGCCGTTTGTGGCCATCCACACGCCCGGCACCAGCGATGAGATGACGCTGGTCTACACCTGATACCAGCGGCTCAGGCTGGCGACTTTGAACTATCACCACTGCACCAACTCATGGCGTTCGAGATCGACAAGGGCGACAGCTACGAATGGACGGTGACGCTGGGCGAGCCGTCTAACCGGACCAACAAGGCCGAGACGTTCACCGGCCGCTTCCGGCGTCTCAGCCAGCCGCGGATCGATGAGATCAACGAGGCTATTCGCCAGCGGATGATCGCCAGCACGGCCGGCGAACCCGTCGAGGGCATGATCGACGACATGCAGCTGGCCGATGAGATCCTGACCGGCTGGAGCGGCATCACCAGCAACGGCCAGCCGGTGGAGTTCAGCGAAGGCCTGAAGCAGGATCTGATCGCCCGGGCGTCGTTTGCTGCCGCGATCGTCGAAGCCTGGAATGAGTCCATCATCGGTGGGCGAAAAAAAACCTCGCGGATGCCGCAAGGCATTTCCTAAGCGGTGGCAGCGGTGACGACCTGGCAGCTGCGGCAGCGGACTGGGGCATCGAGCTGCCAGAGCAAGAGATCGGCCCCACGGCGTTCCTGGTGTGGCCCGAGAACTGGGAGGCGGTGACGATGTTCTGCCGCCTGCAGACCCAGTGGCGCACCGGCCCGCGTGGCCCGATCGGCCTGGACTATGGCGCCGTGCAGTGGCTCTTTAGCCTGTGTTCGGTGGCCCAGCCCTTGGCGCTGCTTGAGGACCTACAGATCATGGAAGGCGCCTACCTGACGGAGCTTTACAGCTGATGGCCAACCTCGACGCGATCCTGAAGATCACGGCCAAGGGCGACGCGTCGGGTTTGGCTGGCCTGAACGCGGGCATCAGGGGAATCGAAAAGGCAGGCGAGCAGGCGAACAGAGCGTTGGGCGGCATAGGCAATATCCTGGGCAGCCTCACCGGCGGGGTGCTGGCCCTAGGCGCTGGACTCTCTGCTGCTGGTGTGGCCGCGTTTGCCAAGAGTGCAATCGACGCTGCCGACAACTTGCGCGACATGAGCCAGCGCACTGGCGTAAGCGTTGAAATGCTATCTAGGTTTGAAAAGGCAGCAGCCATGGGCGGCACAAGTATCGAAGTGGTATCTAAAAATATGGAGCGACTAAGCAAAGGTCTTTATAATGTTAACGAATCAGGCGGCAAAGTAGGACCAGCGCTAGAAAGGCTAGGACTTAGCGCTACTGATTCGGCTGGAAAGTTAAAGAACGCTGATCAAGTACTGCTCGAAATTGCGGACAAGTTTCAAGAGATGCCTGACGGAGTTGAAAAAACAGCTCTGGCAATTCAGCTTTTCGGAAAAGCTGGGGCCGAAATCATTCCCATGCTAAACGAAGGTCGCCAAGCCATTGAAGGCTTAGGGGCCACAATGACTGCAGACTTTGCAGACAAGGCTGACGCTTTTAATGACAGCCTGGCAGCAACCCAAACAGTGTTCGGCCAGATCGGCATGGCCATTGCCGACCAGCTGCTGCCGTACCTGAGCAGCGCGGTGGACTGGATCTCAAAGGTCGGCATCGGCTTCCGGGATTACATCGTGGCTAATCAAGAGCCAATCCGGCAGACTATCGAGACGATCGGCCGGGTGGGCGCAGCGCTGGCGCCGTGGGTGCTTGGGCTTGGCCTGGTAGTCACTGGCTACAAGCTGCTGACCGAGGCGGTGAAGGCCGCCGCGATTGCTCAGGCTGCACTTACGGCGCTCACTGGCCCTGCTGGGTGGGCAAAGCTAGCGCTGGCCGCTGGCGCCACTGCGGCGGCTGTCTGGGCGATCAACGAGGCAACTAAGGGCGCTGGCGATTCGACCGCCGCCGCTGCCCTGGAAGCGCAGAAGC